GATATCCTTGACGGTCTCAGGGGTAGAATTATCGACGGCGTTAAGATAACTGCCTATCTGCACACCTGCCTGCTCGCCGATAACGCCACCAGCCACCATGCCGAACTGCGTGCCGATAGGTCCTGCAAGTGAGCCAAGGACACCGCCTATAGCTGTACCTGCCACCATACCGAAGCCCTGGCCTGCCGCCTCATTCGTGCGTTCGCTATTCTGCTTCAGCACGTCCTGCTGGTACTGCGCCAGGCGATCGACCTCAGCCTGCGCCTTGTCAATCTGTTCCTGCGGTGCGCCCTTCTCCTGCAGGGCCTGCAGATTATCAGAGGCATCTTTAAGATACGAGGCCGCGTCCTTGAGGTCGTTCTCGTTCTGACTGCGCGTATGCAGGCCGTTAGCTACCGCCAGCACGCCTGCAACGGCAAGGCCGGGAGCCATTTCACGGATAACGCTCCGCGTTGCCGCAGGTACACTGGTTGGCGTACCCTCTGGGCCACCTGCTGGAGCACCACCGGCAACACTCTGCCCGTTGACCACAACAGACGTTGCGTTGACGGTCATAGAGCCAACAGAAGAACCTCCGAGAGTATCAGAGACTTTTCCGCCACCCTTGCCAAGCATTCCGCTAATGCCGTCCACCGCACTTCTTGTGAGCTTGCCGATTTTGTACAGAGCACCGGCCAGCACACCGCCAGCGAGCACAGAGCCGACACCGTCCAGAGCGAGGAACTTGTTCACGAGGTCGCCGACACCTTCGCCGACGAGGTCCATGATGCTCTTAGCACCGAGGCCATTATCCTCAATGCTCTTGGTGAAGTTCGTGACGAGCTTTGTCCCTTCATCGACAAACGAACGCAGACCCTTGGCCGCGCCCGAGCCTTTCATGAGCTTAATGGAAAACGACTCCCACGCACTGCCGAGCAGGGTGAGACTGCCGGAGAGATTGTCCATGCGGATGCGGGCCTGCTCCTCAGCCACGCCGTCTGCATTATTGACGGCGTTCTTTATCTGCTCCCATTTCTCGTCCGTGACCTTCATCATGCCGAGGAAACCAGCAGAGCCATACGTGCCAGCCAGTTCTGCGCCCAGACGGCCTTTATCCTGCTCGCTTAGGCCTTTGAACTTTTCACGCATATCGTCGAGCACTTCACGGAGCGGGCGTGCCTTGCCTGCTGCGTCAAAGGCTTCGATGCCTAGTTCTGACATGGCGGCAGCAGATTCTTTGGTAGGCTTTGCCATACGCTCCATGAGCGCACGAATAGCAGTACCTGCACTGTCAGCCTTGATGCCGCTGTCAGCCATTGCGCCGGTCGCTAGTGCCACGTCCTCGATAGAGTATCCGAGAGCACCTGCGAACGCGCCTGCATACTTGAACGTGTAGCCCATCATGGCCACGTTGGTGTTCGCGTTAGCCGCAGCCGCCGCAAGCACGTCTGCGAAATGGCCGGACTGCTCGGCAGGCACGCCGAACGCCGTCATGGAGTCGGTGACGATATCCGAAACCATAGCCAGGTCTTCACCAGAGGCCGCGGCGAGGTTCATCACGCCGGGCAGGCCCGCGAGCATTTCGTCGGTTTTCCAGCCAGCCATAGCCATATAGTTCAGCGCCTGCGCGCTCTCCGTGGCCGTGAACTTCGTCTGCTGGCCCATCTCCAGCGCCTTATTGGTGAGCGCATCCAGCGCACTGCCTGTAGCGCCCGAAATAGCCGCGACCGCACTCATGCCCTGCTCGAAATCAGCCGCGCTCTTGACCATGTCATACATGCCATAGCCGATACCAGCCGCACCGGCCATCTGCATGGAGGTGTTCATCAGCATGCCACCGGCAACACCCGATGCCGCGCCGCCGAGCTTCGACATCATGCCTGTCGTGTGGGCGTTCACGTTGACGTTATACGCTTTGCCTGTGATAGCCTCCAGCCGCTCACGCAGGCGATTCAGTACAGGCGTGGCGTTGTCCTGCGCGCTGATACCCACGCGGCGCGTGCCGGAGAGCCCGCTTAGAGCTTCCTTCGCACCGCTCGCCTGCCGCTTCAGCTGTTCTGCCGCCATACCGGCTTTCTGCAGCTCGCTCTGCATGCCCGAGGTCTTCACGGACTCGATGCCCTGCTTGAGCCCGCCTAGGCCCTGCCGCGCCGACCGGATACCGGCCGTCATCTTGTCCTTGAACTCGAGCACTGCGCTCAGTACAAATTCCTTTGCCATTATTCCACCGCCTTATGCACGAGCTGCAGGCCCGCCAGTTTCGTTTCACGTTCGCTCTCTGTCACGCGCACCGCGTTGCAAAAGAGCTTTTCCGTCTCTGATAGCGTCCAGAAGTAGTTGACGTCGTGACCGTGGGCAACGAGAAAGGCGGCCGTAGCCGCCTCCCAGTCGCCGCGTATCAGTTTTTTAAGTCTTCGTGTACCTTGGCTTCAATATCACGGCTGAAGCCTGCCAGCTTCATAATCTTCGTGGAAAGCGCGTTGATTTCGCCGGGCAGGAACAGCGCAACGACAATATCCGTAGGCTCACCGCAGCCATAAGCCTGCTGGAGCTTGCGGTTCGAGAGGTCCGGCTCTACCACGGACTGGTAGACGAGGTATGCGTCTGCATCCGTGTCCTTCAGCCCCTGCGAATCAAGCAGGATGGAGCGTTTCGGGATTTGCACCGTAACCGTGCCGATGCTTGTCTCGATATCGTACTGCTGCTTCTTGCCCTGCTGGATTTCTGCTTTCTTGTTAATCAGGTCTTCAATGCTGACCGCCATAGCTTACTCTACCTCCTCGATGTAGGAGACATCCTCCGGCGTGAAGCCGAACGGGTATTCCTTTTCCACAACTTTGCCCTTTTCAAAGGACATGAGCGTGAGCTCGTTAAACCATACATTGTCAATGCAGACGCGCTCGTTCTGCGCATCCACCATATCTGGGTCATTGAGCAGGCCGACCAGCGTAGCGCGCGGGTCGTGGCCGTTCTTCCACTCCTCCAGATAGGCATTGATGTTGCGGTTGATTACGCTCTTGATGGTGAAGGAGCCCTCGCCCTTCAGCCCGACAATCTTGGAGTCCACGGAATTACCGATGATGACATCCTCGCGGTTTGCCGTGACCTTAGCATCGAACTTCTCAATCTCAAAGAGCAGCTGACCGTCCCACCATACCTTGCCGTGGTTGCCGTTCCAGCGGCGGCGTCCACGGTATTTCGTCTCTTCTGCTTCTCTAGGCATTTCTCATAACCTCCCTTACATCGTGAAGACAGTCTTCAGGTCTTCCATCGCATTGACCGGCTTGATGGAACCCGCCAGAACGACGTTCGTGCCCGTGTTGTACTTGCGGATATCCATGGCACTCATGTTCTCCACATCCTCGCCCTTGAGCTTGGCATAATTGCGCTGGTACTGCTCGTCGATGTCGACCGTGTTGTTGCCGTCTCGGTCGAGCACGTTGCCTGCAATTTCGCTGAAGTATACTTTGATAGCAGAAATGAACAGTTCCTTGTGGTCGTAGTCGTTGATGACCTTGCCTACATAGTACTTCTTGAACGTGTCACGGATGTCGTCCGTAATCATATCAATAGCCTCGATAATCTTGATGTAGCGGAAGTCCTCACCCTTGTCCGTAGTGAACGAGGTGAGGCTGTTGCAGGCACGGCCGATTTTCACACCGTCCCCGTCCTGCTCATCAAAGAGCACGAGCTCGCCTTTGTCGATGTGGCTGTCGATTTCCTCAATCGGGTCAACCTCAGCGACCTCGGTCAGTTTGTAGTACGTGGCCGAACGGTCAAGAGCAAGCCCAGCGAGAATGCCGCAGATGCGGGCCGTGTACTCGAGCGCCGTGTAGGTCTTGTACGTAGCGTTGCCATCATCATCCGTGCCACCGTCTGCGACCTTGATGCCGGAGCTCGTGAAGTTCACGACGCCCTCATTGTCGGCCGCCTGGTTCGCAAGCACGGCCTTGAAGGTCTTGCGCTTGTTGGAGCGCTCGGATTTAATCCAGCTTGCGAGGTCCTCCTGCTCTTTCGTGGTAGCGGTAGGCGCGCAGAGCCAGTTCCACTTGATGCCCTCCAGCAGTTTCAACACGTCTGCCTGTGCCTTGATCGTCTCCGTGGTCGTAGTGCCACCCTCTGTCTGAGTGCTGGTAGCCTTCACCGTGTCCAGCGGCAGCGTGTAGACGAGAACGCGAAGCGGCGTACCCAGCAGACACTTCTTCACAAGGTCTGTATTAGCCTCGGAAAGGCCGCTAGGAATATCCGAAACATCGTTAATCTTGTAAGTATTGATGGTGTTGGTCGTTTCCTGTTTGAG